GTATGACGAAAGTATTAATTCATGGTTGGACATTTTTAATATATGTTAAAAAGATTTACTATCAGGAAATCCAAATTTTGAATGTTTTGGATTTTTTTCTAAAAGTTTCTTTCGTTCTATAATAAAGAAATCGATATCTATATTGTATAATAACGAATATTCTAATTCATTTTTTATTTGAATATTGATAAATAATTCATGTGGTTTTTTCGATAATTTCTCATATTGTTCTATTGATTTAACTGCAATACATTGAGTTTTGGTTTTTTCATTGGTTTTTTCGCCAAATTTTTGTTGTTCATAATCTTCAAATCGCAAAATATCTATACCATTACAGAATGTTCGTTTCTTATGTAAATAATCGATATATGATTGTAATGTAGTTGTCATTGGATCAAATGCAATAATTAAATCTGGACTTTTACAAGGTCTTCCTATTACTACATAATAAAACATAGAATTGAATAATTTAGCTTCATCAACTAACCAACTTGAATATTGAGTATGAATCATGTTACCTTTTTCTATTAATTCGAGTTTAGGAGCATTTTTTTCTTCAAGATCTTTATTAAGTTTTTCTAATGCTCCTAAAATATCACTTTCTGAAATTTGATTTTCATGGTGTGGTGGTACTAATGTTACTTCACTAAACACTTGAATAAAATTTTGCCTATTCACCAATGGACTATCTTTGGGTAAATGCTCATCACTTTCACCTTTACGGATTTCATAATATTTGTTCTTAACATCAACAACTTTATCATTATTCATATAAATCATAATAATTCTACCATTTTGATCGAGGAATTCTTCACATTCTTTCATTGTGATATATGGATTTGTAACAAAATTATAAGAATTGCAAAATACGATGGTATGAAATTTTTTTGTCATTCCTTTCAATTTAAATTGTTTAAATATGTCATCTGCGGTGCTGTTAAATAAATTATGTATAGTACAATATTTACTAAATTCTTTGTTTGGTTCTACTCCATAAATGTCATGTCTATTCACATATTTGCTATAACTATAAACATCTCTGCATTTACCAATGCCAATATCTAAAACATTTATATACAAATATTTATCATAAAGATTGCGAATAACATTTCTATGAATTTTTGTCATAAAATCAAATTCACCTCCAAATATAGATGATAATCCAAATGCTTTTATATTATGTGAAGTTTGTCTAAATAATTCATTTGTTGATATTGTTCGACTATTTGGAGATGCTTTAATTTTTTTACTTTCGACATAAATTTCGACAATTTCATTGTCTGGAATATTTGAAGAATTTTTTATACCCATTGAAGTTAATGATAATAATTTAAAACTTTGAGTGATTTTAATTTCATTTCCTTCAACAATTCCATTTATTCTCATAAGATTTGCTGGTCGCCAAATCATTATGGTTTTTAATTTCTTATCATAACATACAATAGATTTATGGGTACTAAAATCATCTTTAGAAAATATTTTATTAATATTGTCTGATGTTTCTGGTTTAATTATTTTGTTATCTTTGAATAATAAAATTTGATCATTTATATTATTTTCATATTCAACTGTCATAATAGATATATTAGCATATTTTTCGGATATACGTTCAACAATATATTCATTTTCATCTATTGCAAAAAATTCGAAATTATAATCAAAGAAATCTTGGATATCAAAATCAAAATATTTGTATATTGATGATTGGACAGGACAAACTTTATAACTATTAAATTTTATATCTGGTGTATTACTTTTAATACAAAATTGATAATAAAAAGCATGTGTTGCTTTATATTTGACTATTTTAAATTTTTGTTTTGCATGAGATAATTCATAAATAATTATATGATATTTTCCAGGTATTTCTGTATAGAAGTCATAATTATCACTAATTTCGTGAATATTTTCAGAAATAGATTTAATAATTGTGGGTTTCATTGAAGATTTAATTTCTTCAATTCTCGAAACTCCAATTGTCTCATTTGGGACAATAAGATTTGTATTTGAAAAATAATACTTATATTCTGACATTTGTTATGAAAAAATGTATAGTTATGTATATATTGTATTAAGATATTCGTAATAATTTGTTTATATTACCAATTTATTATTTCTCCATATACAAAAATGAGTAATGAAATAGTTCAAGATTCATCATTAGAAGAATTAGTTAATTCTATATTAATGGAAAATCGGATAAGTCATGAAAATTTAATTACTGAGACTAACGAAACTAATGATGATTTAATAACAATAAATGAATATAATGATAAATCATTAGATATTATTGCATCTTATAATGAAAATGGTAATAAAGACATTGAAGAACTAAATCCACATGATGACGATGATTTTAATGAAGATATTACTGCTGTTCAAGGTGGTATGAATATTTATTTGCAAGGTGGTAGAATTGGTAGATTAATTTCAGGCGGTAATACTCAGTTTATTATGAATGATTTAGATATTAATTTATCATTAGGTGATTCAGAATCACAAATTAAATATAGTTTTAAATTAAATGATTTAAATGAACTTAATGAATGGTTAAATAGTAATGATATCGATTTTTTAGCTAAATGTTTAAGAAAATTTAAATTTCATTTTGTTTACAGTAATGCACTTAAAGGATTATTTTTCGATATTGTTCAATTATTTGAAAAATATATTTTAACAATTGTTTCATTTATGTATAAAAATGATACAAATAAAATTCAAGCTTTGCAAGATAAATGGGAGGTCTTTGATAAAACCAACAATATTGAATCTAGTAGTATTATTTTATATCAATTTGGTAAAGATACTGAGCTAAATAAATTTATTAAATCTTTAGATAATGACTTATTTTTATATATTTCTAATAAAGATAATTGGTCATATTTAGGATGGTGTCCATATGTTCCAGATATTAGATATAAAGCTTTATTAGGATTTCCATTAGAAATGGTAGTAAATTTTATAAATAAAAATGCTGTACTTTTACAACAATCTACATCTAGCAATATTGATTTTAAAAAATTAGGTGAAGAGTTCAGTCAAATTCAAAAAATAAATACACCTGTGATTAAAGAATCTTATAATGAAAAATATACAGGAAATGATTTAAAATCTCAATCTGAAGCACTTCATAAAAGAATCAAATTAATCGAACCACAATTACGAGAATGGGAAGAATATTATGTTAAAAGTGCTGCTCAAATTATGGAAATTGCAAAAATATGGCAAAATAATTTTAAAGAATTCGGCAAACAATAAGATATAAGAAATAGACATAATATTTATTCTTTTAAGCTAAAATTAACTGATTGAAATGAATGAAAATAAGGCTAATGACCAAATTAATGAATACAATATTGATGAGTATTTTTTATATGATTCATTTATGAATGATAATAAAAATTTTATCCAAATGATTGGTAGATTTTTCCGAAATCATATGAATGAAGTATTGGATGAAATTAAAAAGCAATCAAATAAAAAATTAACTAATAAAGAATTTTACAATATTTATAGCAAATATGTTCAACCTAAAACAATTGAAGAAAAACAATTAAGTTATGATAAAATTTTTAAGGAATCGGGAAGTCGACAAGAAAAATTTACTTATTATATAGATAAATTATTCGAATTAACTCGAACTAAACTACCTGATAGTGAACATATTATATATCTAGATTATGGTTGTAATGATGGAGAATTTGCTTTAGCAATTACTAAACATTTTAATATATTACCAAAAAATGTTTATTGCATTGATATTATTGATAAGCCATATATTGTAAATAAAGCTGGTTTTAACTATATAAAATTAGATCTTAATGACGTTGAGAAATCTTTATCTCAATTACCTGAAATTAATTTAGTTACAATTATTAATGTTATACATCATATTCCACCAGAAAATAGAGATAGTTTACTTAAAATATTAAATAAAAAAATAAAATCGAAAGCGCATATTATTATTAAAGAACACGATTGCGGTCCTGGAAAAGAAAACCATAAATTTTTGATGTATATTAGTGAATGGCATAAAATGTATAAAGCTCTTTACCAAGAAACAGATATGATGGGTCGTCTTTATCTTATGAATATAAGCCAATTATCAGCATATATGCATTTATTAGATGCGTTTCTTAAAAAAGCTTTTCATGAAAAACCTGATGATATTTTAAAAGCATATTATGCGATGTTTATTAAGAAGTAATTAGTTTTATTTGTTAAAAAGTAAATTATTCAAAATAATAAGATACAAAATCATAAATTTCTTCACTAAATTTTTTTTCAATAATTTTCATTTGACCTTCTGTTGGTTTTAATCCGATTTCTTCAACCAAATATTTTAATCCGTCATCATCATCGTTAATTATACAATCTTTAATTGATTTTAATTTACGATTTTCGTATAATATAAATGCTTGATTTGTTTCAAGAGCTGCTCGTTTTCCTGCATTTGATAATTTTGATGCATTGAATTTATTTGTTTGATTGTAGAACTTTAATATTAAATATTTCAGTAATTTAAAATAACCAGCATAATCAATATCACCAATATTTATGAAAAATGGCTTGCGTAATAAATTTTTATTTTTCTCATTGATGGTACTGATTAGATGATAATCTCTGTATGAAATTCCTGTTGGAATATTACTAAATATTAAACGGATTGGATCTCTACTTTCTTGCTTATATTTTGGAATAATACCATGTGATTGAAAATAAGATTCCCAAGTAGGTAAAAATTTATAAGTCGAACTCGAGTATAATTCTTTAATCTTGGCAAATGTATCAAAATCTATATAATTGAATATCTTTGTATATGAGATTATTATTTTTTCTTGTAATTCTTGTGGTATTTGAGTAATGATCTGGTTTATTTTTTCAAGAGCTAATTTAAGTAATCCAATTTTATGAGATGATTTATGATTAATAAAAAATATATTTTCCATGATTGATATTATTTTATAGAGATGAAAAGATTTATTATAAGAAGATTTATTATAAATCTAATATTTATGGCTTATAATAATTATTCAGGTAAATCACTATTACCTCGAGCTTGTCTTTCATTTAATGGTGTAATAACTCTTGGTGATCTTGGTTGTGATCGAGTTGAACGCGTTGAATGAGGACTATTTAATTTAAATCCTGGAGATGATGGTAAATCAAATTCATAAGGTGTAAATTTAAGATCAGGAATATAAATTTCTTCTCTAGCTGATGATTTTGGTGTATGTGTTGTTGAATCTCGAGTTCTTGTTGTTGTAATTGTTGTATTAATATCTGATTCTTGACGAATATCATTAATAGCAGTTAAAACTTTAATAGAAAGAGCACCATCATCAAGGATTATTTTTGTCATAATTGGTTTTTCTTTATGAAGTAAAATATGAACAATAGAATCAAGCATAGCAGAATTGGCAACAGGATACCAATATTTTACTTGAACACTGATATTAAAAATTTCACCTTGTTTCATAGTTGATTCAAAACACATTTCTTCTTTACCTTCATATACTTGTTCACTTTTTGCATGACCATTAGCGTTAGAATAAATAAAAGTTAAAGGATAATCTGCACCAGCTTGTCTAATAGTTAATTGATCTCCATAAGACTTTGCTTTAGCAAGTAATCTTTTAAATTTACGAGCTTTCATTTGAAATTTAATTTGATAATCATTATCATCAAAACCTTCATAGTCAATTTGTTGATATTTCCCACAACAAATTAATGTTTCTTGACTTGTAACTTTATATTCAGGTGTA